TTACAGCTCTTCGCTTGAGTTTAGATTTATCTACAGAAGGTAGAACACCTTGAGTCTCTTGCATAGATTTCTGCGCTTGTGTGGCTATGAATTGTTTAAGCCATCCTTTTTTATGATAAGTATTGTCTGGGTCTTGAACCATTGTTTGCATTGCAGTTTCTTTAATAGAATAAAATAACTGCGGGTTAAACGTTTCCAAGTTTGCCCATATCTCATCATGTTCTTTTGCAATAGATTCTTTTTCAATTAAACTTGCATTAACACTAGCTTGCTCTCTCTCTTGTAGTTTTCTTTCAATGATTCTATTAATAGCATCAATATCATCTTGTTGATAACTAGCGAGCAATTCATCATCTGCGTTTTTGATAGCTTTATCATTTAAGGCATTTTGTTGCGCCTGCAATGACTCCAGTTGTTTTCGCATTTGATAAATCTCATTGTTTTGCTGTGAGATTTTTGTGTTAGCTTGCTTTTGCATTTCTAACAAATCTTTTGCAGTTTTGCCTTTGTAGGCTTCGGGCACATCGTCGCCCTCTAGTACTGGTTCAGTTTCTTCTTGCTCGGGGTTTGACTCTTCGGTCTCCTCTGTTTGAGCTTCTACGTCTGTGTTTTCGTCGGAAGTTTGAATAGGCTCTTCTTGCACCGGCGAGGAGTCAACATTAGTTTCACCATTCTCAATTTGAGTCATGTAGGTGTCTAACTCCTCCTCACTCATGCTATCTAAGTCTATCTCTTCATTAAAGTTTGTTGTCATATTATTTAAGTCCTTATCTTATAATTAATACTTAGTTTAATTATTCGCCATAAACAGCTTTATCGTCTGTATCTCTTGAAAATTCCTCTTTGAATTCTTTGACAAAATCAGAATATGCTTTTTTAACATTTGCATTATTCAAAATATCTTTTAATTTAGATTGAGCAACATCAACACTGTGTGAATTAATACGGCCATATTTTTCAGCTAAACGACTTCTGTTAGTCGCTGATTTAGCACCCTTGCTAAACCCAAACCGATCAATTAGATCTGTGATATAAAATCCGTCCATTTTTTTACCGTTAAGTACGTTATATGCATTTAATAAATGCTCAACACTAACATCAAAATATTGTGCTGCACGAAATCGGCATTTAGCTACATCTTCATTTTTATTAGCTCTGATAAAATCTGGTCTAAATTTTTCTACATCAATCATTCGACCAGTTGGAACTAATACATCTTTAATTCGACCACGTTCATAAACAGGTTTTTTTATAGATTCCTCGACTTGAACCATGCACTTATAAACTTTTTCATCAAACTTATAATCTTTTTTAACAGATTTTGTTTTTTTTGGTTTATCTTCTTTATTTTTTTTAGTAGCTTCAATCTGGCCTGTCGATTCTTGTAAGTTATCAACATTTTCGTTTAATTCTTGATCCTTATCCATTAATATCATCTCCCGTCATTTCATTTAGTAATAAATTATATATTTTTTTTAATGCTTCTCTTTCTATTGCAGTATTTCTTAATCCTTCCACATCGTACAACGTAGAAAAGCTTTCAATTTGTGCTAAATTTGCTGATTGCAATGTATCATATATTCTTTTTATATCATCTTTATCTAGATATCTTTTCATTAATTAACTTTTTGTCCTGTCATAGCTTCGATACTTGCCTCAGCTTGTTTTTCAACTATTTTACCTTCTGTCTTTACTTCTGTTTCAAATTGAAATTGCTCCATATCCTCTAAACGCTCTTTTTGCCTCAACGCTTCTGCTTGTTGTAGTTGTTGTTGCTGCGCTTCTTGCTGTGCTTGCTGAGCAGCTTGTACCTGTTCTTCATCTAGCCAAATATCATTTACTGCATCGTCTTTTATACCAAATGACCGCAATAATTTATCACTATATGCTGTCCAGTTAATTCGTTGATTAATTTGTGGAACGGATGCTGCAAACTGTGCAAATTGTGTATACCCTTGTTGTTGTGAAATCTCGTTTGACAACTCTAAATTACCCAAGATTCTAACATTAAAGTCAGCAAATAAATCAGACATTTTATCAATTTCTAGATTCTCTTTTAAAGCCATAATTTTTTCTTCTGGCCATACAATTGTATAATCGTCTAACGTTTTAAAGGTTATGTTACGCTCTAGTAACATTTCAATAAATTTTTTCATTTCAAATTCAATGGTGTTATCAATTATGTCATTAATAGGCATATCATTTTGGGAGATTACGGCCATTGTACCCCTAGCGGTGGAAGGAATTAACCCCGGATCTGTTGTGCCCTCTTGAACGGGGGACAGCGACCATAATCTATCAATATCTTGCGCGATGATTTGGCTATCTTGTAAAGGCACATTACTTAAATTCGGGTTTATAATTGGTGTCATACCCGATGAGCCTTGACCTTTAATTATACCATTAGGTCGCCAAACACCATCCCAAACCACAGTTTTGGTTTGATCCATATACCACATAGGTGCAACACTTCTCGTTTTTGCATCCGTTGCTTGTGCTCTGCTTGCGTTATATTCTTGCAATAAATTATGTCCAGCAATAACATTGCTCATTCCATAAAGACAATTTTGAATTGGCAAATATTTACCAACAATAAACGGTCTAGTATATCTTTTATGTTTAAATGGTGACGGTTCTAATCGAATAACTATTTTACCGGCGGCAATAGTGCAGATGACTTCTTCCATATTGCCATCGCCATTTAAATCAAATAATCCATAACATTCATCAATTTCGACAAAACCTGTTTTTCTAATTTCTTTTAAACTTTTTTGAAATGCTCTGGTAGATTTTTGTGACCAATTCATATATTGAGCATATTCTTCCTGCTCTTGTGTTATATTATTTCCATCTAATTGCAATAAATTAAGATTTTTATACACACCTGTTTCTATAGATTCTTCCTCTACCCCTATAACTTCCTCAGTTTCAGGATCTAACAATTCAAACGTACGAGTTTCTCGTCGTTTTTCATCTGATAATAAACTTTGCATGCTTATAGTAGTCGAGTGGATACATGCTTGGCTATCTTGTATATCAGACTTATTAACATCACTGTAAAATTCTTCGAGTAAAATTGGTCTTAAATACGTATCGTCTTTGACAGTAACTGTTTTAGGCTCCAAATCTTCATCAAATTGCAATTCTGTTTCTTCAAATTCTTGTGTAACTTTTCCGACAGACGTTCCTAAAATTGTCTTTTCTCTTATTAATTGTTTTTGCGATTCTTTATAACCAATTTGATCTAATTGGTGAGTAAAAATATAATCATTATGTAATTGCGTAATATCGCCATCAACTTTATTTGCTAATTTTTCCTCGACCCTACCAATAGGATAAGTATTAAATAAAATACGAGCTATTCTAGCAGCTAAACCATTAACCTTTATTAACATTATTGGTGACTTGATATTTGCTCTACCGGAATAAACTTCATCAAGATTATCATTCATGTAAACAGCGGCACGAGCTTGTTTCCATCGCTCTTCCCAGACTTGACGATCATTTTGATATCCAGATTTAAGAGATCCAAAAAAATCTAATGCTTCACGATCCTTGTTATCTTCAACATTATTTTTTTCATTTATACTCTTATTTTCGCTTGCCATATATACCGGTTAGTATACATATCTGTAAAAAAAAGTCAATAGATATTATTTATTGATTTGAACATAAATAATTAATATTGTAACAGTTCTCTGTCTATTCTACGGACAACTATTTTATTGTCTTTTTTAAAAAAACCTTTTAAATTTCCTTTGAATATTTCTTTATTCCATTCAGAATAACTCATCTTTTCATAATTAGAGTTTGCAGTAAAACCCATTAACACTATATTTTCTTCATTATTTGTTTTTTTGTATTTTTTCAATCCAATAACTATTACATGCTCACCACTAAATAAAAATTTATCATTATCATCTAATTTATTTTGATCGTTTTCTAAATATAGCCAATCACCAATAATTAATTCATCACATGAATCTATCATATCAACCTTTATACCTTTAAATGCTCTAGGGTAATTATAAAATGGTAATGATGACGTTATTCTTAATGGGTTACTTTTAAATAAATTATCAAATGATTCATCACCTATGTTTCTTAAAATTTCATTATACTTAGTAATTAAAACAGCTCTTTCACAGTCTATTTTCCCGTGTGTTATATTTTGAAAAATACTTTTTATAGCAATAGATGGCTTTGTTTTTGCTTTTATACCAAAACCATAAGAAACAAAATGTGGTGAATCTATATCTAGTCTTTCCCCTGGATATGGATACCTAAAGTTATTATTTAAATATGAAAAATTATCTTGAATTAATACAGATTCAAACTCTTGCTCTAATTGCCTTGGTATTGTGCATTTTTTAAATATTTCATTTTTATTTGCTATTATTTTTTTCATGATTATATTATGAATCATGAGTTAATAATTGTCAACTATTAATAACCCATAGCCCCATACTTACGATCATCAATCCATTCAGGTGATTCTATTTCTTGTCGCTCCATTTTAATACATTCATATTTTATTATATCCATAAAGTGATCATCTTTTTTTAATGGTTTGTTAATCATTTCTTTTTTATCTTGCATTTTAGCCGTTGCATAAGTATCCCAACTATATCGACTAAATTCCCAAAGCACCCCAGTTAAGTCATTAAACACATATAACTTAGGTTTTCGTTTAACCTCACCTGATATAGTTTTGACGACTTTGATACGTTTCTTAACAGCATTTATACCCATTGCATTGTCTTTCGCACAAAGTATAGTATCAATACCATTTCTTTGAAATTCCATGCGAATCGTATGATTGTTTTCTTGATCTTCATCTGGATGTCTAAATATAACATCTGGTTTCTGTGATGATGTATCTATCTGACAAAATAAAGGCTTTAGACCATCTCTTTTAGTTATAATCATCCTAGCATAATCGGCAATAATCATTGATTCTACAGGTGCTTTAAGTTCTTCAACAACATATATTGTATCTTCTTGATGATCATATAAAAATCGACACCAATGATGACAAGTTTTTTCGTGGGGGTCGACGCCCTCATGCAACTCATATCTACCAGGATTATCTTTAATCATTCTTTTATAATTAAATCTATCTACCTTATTAATTTCTCCAAATTCTTTATAAACTAACCCTTGTGATAAATGCGGTTTACCTAATACCCGACTTTCATATTCATCGGGGTCAACGGTTGTTAAATAATTTTCTTTTGCTTGTTCTGAAATAAAAGGGTTATCAAGTATGCTTAAAACAGTTGTTTCAACTAGCTTGTTATTTGATTCCCATAAAAAATTGACTAACCTTGTAAACCCACTAAGCGATGTAAATGTAAACATAACAACACCATCTCTATCTGTTGTTCTAGCTAGTGATTCTTGGTAAAAGTCCCAGGGACATTCCTCATCTAACCAAATTAAATCAAGATCCATACCTTGAATTGCTTCCCTACCTTGTTGATATGATCTAAATATTGATTTAGCACCATTTTTCATTAAAAGAATATCATTATTATAACCTCTAATTGGATTATATTTTCCGTAGTCTACTTCACTTTTTTTAATTAATTTATTTATTTTGGCCTGTTGAACTTGTACACTTAATTTATAATCAACTGTTGCGCACATAATTTGTATATTAGGCACTTCTTCAAGAATTTGTGCGACAACACCGGCACCTAATTCAGTTTTTCCCGATCTGTTACCGCCAAATGTAACAAATATTTTTTTTTCACCGCCATATTTTATGCGATCAATTATAGTATTACGCATCTTGAATTGTTTTTCATACTTTTCCCATTGCATGAAATCAAGCATGTTTTCATTTCTATATTGTTTATATTTTAATAATTTATTTCTTAAATGTATTAAATTATTCATAGATTATTCAATAATAT